GGCCTATTTAGGATTGTACTTAGAAAACTACTAGCAGCCCAATGAGTCGATCTTACTCTTCGCTAGCAGTTGCATAACACAGATACACCCAGCTCATAACTAACAATGTGTGGAGATTCGGCCGATGAAAGTGTGGTCGCCACAAGCGTCCCACCGCCGCAGTTACATACCACCCACGATCTCGTACCATTAAATAATAACACACACTATTACAAGAGAAGAGGCGGCAGAACGGACAACGAACGTCCATCCTGCCAACGGTGATCCCACTCCTGTGGGACAGTGACAGCCTCAGTAGATTCTAGGACCCAGCCAGCAAGCACCTTCTCAATGGCCAACTGTTCCCAAATCGGTACACCCCAAACTCGTTCAAATGATAATCTTGTGGCATCAGTAACAACGACAGAGCGTTTTTCCAATATCTTATCATACCAGTTACTGCCTAACTCCAACTTAACGCGGTATTCCAAACCTGACTCCACGTTTAGGGAATTAGCAACCACACCTCCAGCATTACGCAAAAGCGCTTCAGCGAAGGCTTGAACGATGGGCACCCCTGCACCAAGCACCAGCTCACACGACCCAACTAAACCCATCATTGGTCTAACTAGATGGGGGTCGTTCCAGTGCTTGGTTCCGCAGCAGGCGTGAGACAACACCTTCCGCCAGTCCCGCACGAATATTGGTTCACCATTAACGTGCACGATCTTAGACTGGCAGAACACCACATCTGATATGTCCCTGGCCACGCTTTCGATCTTCAACTCTTGACCGTAATCCAGGAATATAGCAGATATATTTTCCACGACCTTCTGATAGTCGTCCTCTTCAATTATGAGCAAGCCGTCGTCACCATCATCGAATATCTCATACCTCTTCAACTGCAACCGTCTCATAGAGGCCTTAATATCCAAAATCATTATTACAACGTTGCCTAGTGCCGTATTAATATCTCCAGACATACGGCCACCAGTGACTACATACTTCACACCATTCTTACATCGGCAGTGGTTCTTCTTCTGCCAAGATAATAACCGGTCCAGCTCTGGAAACCCCGGCATCAGTTGTTGGTAAAACCCATGCTCAATGTCAAGATTAGCAGGTGCGATGTGTTTATCAAACCTACTACAATCCAAACTAATGCACACGGGACGCTTGAACAGGGAAAATTTTTCCACCAAGACACTAGCGCGCATACGCGCGTTCATGCCTTTGGCCACCTGTCTCAAGCCTGACGCACCGGTCAAGTTGTATATGATATGCTCCACGGGTCTTAAATACTTAGCTATCATTAAGTTGTAGCGTGGAGTCCGCGCTTGTATCATACGCGGATCTGGATTTTCCTTAACGAGTGGATCAAACTTTTCCGCCTTGACAAACGACTGTATCCTGCCGTCTTTAGTGTCAAGTGGGTCCACCAACAGTGACTCGTATGCGCGCTGATACCTAGCGCGACGAGCCCCCGTGAATGATTCAACCGTCCTCTCCAAATCCCATGGCACCAGATGACCAAAACAAGCTGCCATGCGGTTACGTTCCTTCTTCAGCTCGAGAATACCCCGGGCCGTTGGTAAAGGAACCTTGCCAACAACGCGATTATGGACGGAAACCATTTCGTTACATATACAATCTGAATGTGTGAAGCAAGTCCAAACCCCAGGTATAGGTGGTACTATACGAATCAGGTGACGCCTGCTATTATGCTCCCAAAAGTGCGGCGGGTGAACGCGCCCGTGGTGTGCAGCCACCTCCTCAAGATCCTTAGGATAAGCGCACACCCCGGGCACCCGCACTGGGCCTCTCTAAGACGCTCCGGGTAGGTGCCAAGCACCATGCCACAGAGCACGCAAACGATCTCCATATCGCTTACGAACGACGTGCGCACCCGTAACGGATGTAACTCCAAGCGCAACGCCGGCCACCAACACAGAAGTGGTGGACTTAGTGGCCAAACCGTAGATGGCCGCGCCAGCGCTTATAACAGCACCGGCCCCCATTAAAGCTTTCCAACCAACGCCGACTCGTTTGCCCACGTCGGCCATATTCGTCGCAGCCATATTAGCTTCGTATATGCGTCTCATGCGATCTTCATCACCATATAACGCCCGCAACTGATCTTCTACAGGTCCCGGTACCAGCGCGAGCTGGATGCAAGTGCCTGCAAGAGCGGTACGTCTGGCGTGATCGGCATAGATTCCAAGATGGTCCCGATTCTTTTCCATCCATCCAATCGCTTTTTGCATAAGTTGCGCTGGAGTTGTACTCTTTCTTTCAACTCCATATACAAACGATCGTAGGTGTTCAGAAAGCTTTGCTGGAACGTCGAGCCATATATCTGGCCCATCACCTTGCTTACTGTCTCCACGTCCGTTCGCTGCATCACTACGACCGTCTTCTTGTTCACGATCGTCGCAATTATCGAAGCTGCTACTGGCGCCGTCAGCCACTCTGGTCTCTCCACGTGCGCGTTTATTTGCGCCGCTGCGGCATCCGCGTTCTGTTGCTCGATCTTTCCATTTCCCGAATCGAGGTAACGCCACGTCTCTCTCGAATCCTGCTCCTCTGGGCACGACCGTGATGCCAAGATCACGTAATCGCTCAACTTGCTCGTCAGAGAAGTTAGTGTAGAGTGGCCCTCCAGCGTCAGCGCCAGGATGGGTCCGTCTAGGCTCGGGAGAATCGTCATTTGGTGATTGATTAACGATAATTCGTCCAGAATAGACTCGAATATCGCCTGGCAACTTTGGATTTTGCACGAACCGACTAATTTGGGCATCGGTAAACATGCTGGTTGCTCCACCAGTAGCATGAGGCTGTTTATTATGCTTTGATCCACGTCCATTTCGTTTTCCATCTTCAGACTCAGACATGGAATTGCGAGGTACGCTATTACGTTTAGAGCCGCCGATTGATTATATCACTGCCGCTACCGAATTCGTTTTCGCGAACTAAGGGGAAGGCCTCGCAAATCGTAATACTTGGGGAGTATTACGAATT